CGCTGTTTCTTTCTGCCTGGAGGGTTGGTAGTCCAGAACAAGCGGGTCAAAATACGCCCAGGGACGGGCAGGAAAGTGTAAGAGCCCCCAGCAAGTACAGGAGCAAAGCAGCCACTAACAAAGCTGACCTGCTCTGGTCCATAGAACTTGCGAGCCTCTGGCTTGATGCCCAATCCCCGTTCGTATTCAGTAAACGCATCAATCGAGAAGTCACTCGAGATGCCGGCAAGGAGGTCGTCCCCCATCGCAATGACATCGCCGCCAACACCATGCTCCAACATAGTTTCAAGCGCAAGGCACAAATTAGTGATTGAGTTGCCCAAACTCGTGTCGTTGTGCCCTGATTTCGTGGTGCCGACTGCGGTGTATTGGATAGAGCCAACCCCATGGATTTTCATACCTCCTCTGACATTAGCGCATTTACCTGCAAAATCTGCGAGTTCACTATCGATGGCACGATAAAAATTGAGCCTCTGCTCAATGTGGGCCGTCTGCATAGTTGCATCCCAGTTCTTGCCATCACGTTCGTAAAATGCCTTTGCTCTGTCAGCGATTCTGTCCATCCATCTCCCCAACGCTTGAGGAGTCAACCCCGACGCGAAGGTCAAGGTGATATCTTGCCCAAACAAACCCAAGCACAAGTCCCGTCCGAAGCCATCCAAGCCAATACATTCTCCAAAAGCCTTCTGCAAACAATAGAACCGCGCTGCATAGCGATTCTGTGTAGTAAGGTTCTTGTACATCTGTATGGCTCGTGGTCTTGTCGGTCGATTGTGTCCGCCCTCGAATTTGACGAAACACTCAACGAACTCTGCAAGTACGGGCTCACCAGCATCAATGCTGGCCATGATAGCTTGCCTTTTCGCCTCTGGCCACCGGGCAAGGTGTACATCGGCTGAGTGCAACGACCGCCACGTCTCATAGCGGCACCGGACCAAAGGAACGAGGGCTTCCAACCACTTAGTAGATCGCTCCAGGTTTCGAGTCATCTCGGGTTGCTTAGCGAGATGCCGGTTGCACAATGCGTTGTGCGCGTTGCAAAGACACGTGGAGCAGGCATAGCTCGGACCCGCAGCAGGGCCCAAGAGTACACTGCCCACCTGCCCCTCCTTATGACAGGGTCCTGATTTCTTCAGGCGCAGATTGATGGTGTGCTTGGGGTCAATATTTGTTTCATCTCCAAACCCTAGACACACTGAGTAAGTGGCCACCGGGAAAGAAATGAGCCGATTGCGCGGCAATACGTCCCAAACAACATCAGGATCACCCATCATTAGGAGTTTTGCGGGGCTGAGAGGCGCCTTCAGCCACGCTGCAGCTGCCGAAAAGCCGACATGGGAAGAAGGAATTCCACATCGTCGACTTCGACAACTACTCCAGGCCGGCCCCCGGCCTTTGCGCCCCCTAGGCGCCGAATAACCCAACTCGCCACCGAATCGTGCTGAACGGCCTGCCGAGCCTCCTCGGCCTTGAAGAAGCGGTACAATTCAATGCAGTACGTAGGATCTTCACGTATACGCCGTTCGAGAGTGACTCGTGCCCGGTTGACCACAGCCTCCCGGGACAAGTAATCCTGTGCCACACTCTTGGTTTTCGCACAGCCAATGCATGCCAAGGCGAGCCCACCCGCGGCAACAGATGGCAAACAATCCTTGGGCACGTATTTGCTCGCCGCCATCACCGACAACCCAAAAGCACTTGTCGAAAAGCCCCATCCCAGCGAACCAGAACTGGGCCCAACGTACTCAGCGCTCTGGGCTACGATAATAGAAGCGCTTCGCAGTGCCTCGCCAGCAGATCTCTCATCGCGGGCGATTGACGCGAAGCTAGCTGTGGAATGCACCGTGTCCAACACAGCCTCCGCAGTTCCTACCATCCCTTGGACCCTGCTGGCGGCCTCCTCGATCGACACGTGATGTGACGCGGCCAACAAGTAGGTTGCACGGGCAGCTGCTCCGGCATCAGAATTAGCTGCGACTTTCAAAGTCCGGTTGCTCTCCGCCGTGCGTGCGCG